ACCTTCCGCCAGCAGAATCCGGGTATCGGAATTCTCCGCTTGAACGAACTGTTCGCGGCTGGATACGAGACCGGCTTCGTCGGATTCGCTCGCGTCGGAGGTGTGGTCACGGATGCTGGAACCCACCCGATTGTATCCATCACCATCAAGTAACCTGGGCGGTTACAAAACAAGGGATGTGGCTATTAACCACATCCCTCTTTTTATTAACATCTAGGATTGCCATTGTTCCTCTCGACCCAACTCATAACGCCCCCAACGGTAGAACCTGTCACGTTGCAGCAGGCCAAGCAGCAGTGTCGCGTGGACTTCCCTGATGATGACACCCTTATTACGAGCCTGATCATTGCAGCTAGACAGTTTTGTGAAAAGCGCACCAATCGCGCCTTCTTCACACAGACATGGATTAGAACACTCGATTTCTTTCCACTTTATGGACGTATCGAAGGAAGCAGATCACCATCTGAACGTGACTCATGGCCATACGGAACATGGTACTGGGACAGGGTGACTATCGATCTTCCACACAACCGGGTTCAGAGCGTTACGTCAATCACATACATCGATAGCAACGGTGAAGAAGCAACGCTGGATCAAGCCTCATATAACTTGGATGTAACTTCGTTGCCTGCGAGAATCACACCCGCACAGGGTATGTTCTGGCCGATCCTGAATAACTACATTCCCGGCTCAGTGACCATTACTTACGTAGCAGGAAGCTACGGTGATGGAACTATCGTGAATACAATCCCACAGACGATCATCCAGGCGATGCTTTTGCTTATTGATCACTGGTACAACCATCGTGGTGAAACAACTGAGTTGAATCTGAAGAATATCCCCGTTGGCGCTGATGCCCTGTTGGAAGTGGAGAAAATCCACGTCATTGGGTACCGCTAATGGATTCAGGAAAATTAAATCGGCGTATTCAGATCCAAACCCAATCAACAGACCAACTCGATAACTTCCAGCAGCCTCTTCCCGCTACATGGCAGACCATCTACACCTGTTGGGCAAACATCGATATTCAGAATTCTCAGCTTATCTACTCGACAGCGGAATTCATTTCCAAGATTGCCTACCGAATCACAATCAGGTGGACATCCTCAGTAATTATCAGCGCCAAGCAGCAGATTGTGTACACAGAGCCAACAACGGGTGTGGTTCACACCTATGTAATTCAAGCTGTGCTGAACACAGACCAGGCTAACAAAGAAATGGTCCTGATGGCCTACGATCTGGCAGGGGAGGAGTAATGGTCGAACTCGCCTTCTCTAAACTCCTCCTTGCCTCTCAGCCAATCACTGCCATCTGTAATAACCGCATCTCCCCAGTGCGACTGCCCACTAACGCAACGATGCCAGCCATACACTTCATGTTTGTTGGCGGCTCTTCGCAATTGACACAGGACGGACAGGGAACTCAAAGATACCGGGTTGAAGTCTCGTGCTGGGGAAATAGTTATGCGGATGCAGTGACTCTAAGAGCAGCCGTAGTAACTACGCTCAATGGGTATAAGGCAAACAATCTCTTCATTACATTCTTACAAAATATCGACTTTGACGACCACGAGACGCTTCAATTCAGGGCGCTCGCTGAGTTTTATCTTTACTCGAACATGGGTCAGGCTTTCAGTCAGTAGTTGTCAACAAATGCAGGTGAGCCCAACAACTCTCACCTGTATCACTTTCCCACGGGATCAGATTAGAGGTAAACGTGATCTCAATTGAGGCCATTCTTGGTGCGTCTACAGTTATATGCGGTGTAGCGAGTGCTTTGTTCGGTGGGGGTCTGTTTAGACAGGCTCTGCGTCATAGTGCGGACTCCGCTGTTCAGAAATTCAGGCTGGAACAGACAGACCTAAAAGTTAGAGAGAACGATGTTGCTATCCAGGGCTTGAAGCAGGATGTCGCGCTGATTAATAAGGATGTGAAGTCGTTTGAACAACACATCCGGAAGCTGGATATGTTGCCTGAGATTAGTTCAAAGCTGTCTGGGATTGAGGCAACGATGAACTACATGAAAGAGCAGATTTCCAGACTAGATCAGGCTCATCACAACGGCTAAAGCCGGTTACACACCACCCCAGTAAAAATTAGGAGTTTCACCCATGCCTTTTACCTCCACTGCGTCTAAAGCTGCTGTTCTTGGCAGCGGCACAATTCTTTCCATCCTTGGTCCTACCGGAGTGACCCCCGCTGCAACCCCTGTAGCCATCGGAGAAATCTCTGATTTCAAGTTCGATGGTTGGAAGACCAGCACCACCACGAATACAAACTTTGACTCGGGAAACGTGGTTCAGAACCTTGGTACCCTGTTCGATTGGGGAACTCTGACTGCAACGTATAACAACGTTCCCAACAATCCAGGGCAGCTTGCACTTCTGGCGGCTGCTCAGTCGCGAGTCGCATACGATTTTACCCTTCAGCTTCCCAATGAGCCCCTGTGGGGCCAGATTCTCACGGGCAATCTCTACACCATCTCGGGTGTGGTGACTTCGGCTGGTGGATTTGATGCGTCACAGACCAAGGTATCCAGTTGCCAGTTGACGGTTCAGATCAACAACATCGTTATCACTGCAGGAAGCTAATTAAACCAGGGGCCTTCTAACGGAGGCCCTGTTTCGCTGAACCTTTCACTCAAAGGAAATTATGCCTAAGAAAGTTGTTGTTGCTGGAAACCCGGCAATTGACCCGACGTTGCCTAAAATTGAGATCAAGCTGAGCGGGAAGAGTTATTTCCTTACATTCAATTTCCTTGCTCTGGCGCTGGCACAGGCTGAGTTACGCAAAATTGGTGTCGATTGCAACCTGCTTCACGCCTTGGACCTTTCCAGCATGGATGCATTGAAAGTTGTCCCCCTGCTCTATGCTGGCTTGATCTCTCATCAGCCCAAAATCACTTTTGAAGAAGTGATGAACCTTGTCACCTTGAGAAACATGGGCATGATCTTTGAAGGCATCGCCCAGGCCTATCTGGCATCCCTCGCTGATCCTTCTGACGAAGATAAGGACGCTAATGCGGACCCCGCGCTGCCGGTAGTGTAACCCCGGCTCAAGATATATGGTTGCACTTCTGGGCTGTCGCACGATACGACCTCAAACTGTCTGCTGATGAGTTCTTTGATCTCACACCCAGGCAATTTGATGCACTTGTGAAACGTCGCAGGAGCAGCCTGGAAGCCTCTGAGTTCATGACGGCTCAACTCATCTCTGCCCTTTACAACACGGGTTTCAAGACTCCTGAGAAGCCAACCTCGCCCTTGGACTTCATGCCTAGCCAATGGGCAAAGAAGAGAAATAAGCCTAAGGCTGCAGCGGAATCTGGGGCAGCGGTCAGGATGGGCAAACGGAAACGTAAAGACCTGGCCCTGAATCTGAGCAACGTACTCATGCAGATGGTTAAGAGGTAGCGAAGATGCCGGACGATGGGTTTTCAATTGATGTAGGAGGCTTGTCAGAGTTACAGGCTAAGCTTGCCGATCTGAGCGTAAAGCAGTCACTTGCTGCGCAGCGTAAGGCTCTCAGGGCAGGCGCTGCCATCATCCAGGCTGCAATCATAGAACGTGCCCCTGTGAAGATCGAAGGTGCCGGTGGTATGTATCCTGTCGGTGCCCTGGCCAGTGACATCGTTGTGAAAATGACGAAAGACGATCAGGGAAACCCTCTGGCCGTCGTTGGTCCTGACAAATACACCGTCCGCCTCGCACTCTGGGTGGAGCATGGCCACAGGATTGTCACTGACGGATACAACAAACTCCTTCCAAACGGTAAGACTCGTGGACCCGGAAAGGTTCATGAGGACAGTGTGCCTGCTTATCCATTCGTGCGTCCTGCCTTTGAGTCAACTCAGCAGGAGGTGGCAGAAGTCATGTCCGCTGTACTGGCTGAGGAGATAACCAAGGCAGGGAACTGAAATGAGAGATAACTAAATGGCCGGTTCAGCGAATACAGTACAAGTGAATCTTGGCATGAACGCCGTTACGTTCACTGCCGGGATCAAAGCAGCACAGGCTGAGCTGGATAAGTTCTCAGGCAAGGCTAAGCAGGCTGGGCACTCTACGGTATCTCAGATGCAAGCGGCATCCGCCTCCATCAGAGAGATGAATGGTGACTTTACCCGCAACACCAGGGCGGTTGAGCGTTTCATTACAACCATTCCCGGTGTAGGCAAGGTGCTGCAGGCCGCATTCCCTCTTATCGGTGGCCTGGCCTTCGGTGCCATGCTTGTGAGTGCGGGTGAAAAGGCTGCTGCATTCATAAAGACTGCAAACAACATGCCTAAGGCGATCACTCAGGGGTTCGCATCTCTGAATCTTGCCTCAAAGACATCTGTTGATCAACTGCAACTCACCAATGACACCCTGCAGAACTCAATCAATAAGCTTGAGCACAAGCCCGTCAATAACATTGCAATCGCAATGGATGAAGCGAGGCTGGCTGCTGACAAACTGGCTGAGTCGATTGAGAAGAGTAACGGCGCTCTGAACGAATTGCTATCGAAGAACCATCTGTCTGGTTGGTCGCTACTGATGGGTAAGCAGGGAACTGCTGATCGTGAAGGCACAAATAAAGCCTTCGGTGTCCAATCTGATAACGATGCCTATAGTCTGGCCAATGCCACTACTCCTGCTCAGACAGCAGCAGCACAGAAGGCGATTCAGGACACTGAGAATGCGCGTCTGGCAGAGGCCCGTCAGGATCTTGCCGCGAGACAGACCGGCGCGAAACAGGCTGACTATACCGGTGGTAACCTGGACGAGTCAGCGAATATTGCTATCGATAAAGGCACCATCACCGCGATCCTCAATCAACAGAAAGAGGCAGCTGCGGAGATTCTGAACGCCAAGCTGGAGGCTCAGAATAAGAGCCTGGAAGCCAGCAAGGCCGCAGCGGAGCAGGCCAAGCAGGCTGCAGCGTTACGACTGCAGGGAATGGTTGCAACGCTTGAGGCTGAAAAGCTGCAGGGCAATGTGTCTCTCAAACAGGTATACGACTATTGGGATGCGAGGCGTTCGGCCTTCACGGCTGGATCTGCTGCATACAACGAAGTGATTACCAAACAGGCTCAGGCTGCCTTTGAAGCGGCTTCAAAGGCTCATGAGCAAATCACTAAGGCTATTGCTGATATAAAGCGCGGTTCGACCGAAGACTCCACAACCGGCATTGATGCCCTCAACCGGGGCGCTCGTGGTACCCGTTCTGAACAAATCGCGTCAGGCAATGAGCAGTCACAGGGTTATGTAGACAGCAACCAGCAGGCAATTGATCAGGCGGCTAACACGGCTAAGGATCAGGAAGCACAGCTCACGGATGAGGCTGGCAAATCCATGTCTCGGTACGCAGCTGTGGTTCAGCTTGCGAATGTACACACTCAGCAGTTCATCACGACTCAGGTAGCGTTACAGGGAATCCTCGACACACGCATAGCCCAACAGAAGGCTAACCCAACGGCTGAGACTGATCGTGCGGTATCTGAAGCGCAAATCGCTATGGCGAATGCTCAGTCTGGCCGTGGGATTCAGATAGCTTCCGACGCTCAGAATGTATCTCCTGCCGCAACCTCTCCCTTCGTCGGTGCTACTGACGCATTGGATGAGTTCGTAAACGCCTCCAAAGATGCGGCTGCTCAGATGCGCGAGTTCACGACCAGTACCATCAATGGCTTCAATGATGTTCTGTTGAAGATCATGACGACGCGTACGACCGGTTATGAAAATCACATGGCGTTCGCTAACTACGGCGCGGGTCTGTTCCGTGGGGTTGCTCAGACGGGCCTGCAGAAGGCCGAAGGCTCTGCTCTGAGTGCTGTTGGGTTTGGTGGAAGCGCAAAGCTAGGCACACAGGCTAATCCCATGTGGACCCGTTCCGTTGGTGTCGGTGGAAGCGTCGGGAGCGCTGTCAGCTCTGCCGGTGGCTTCCTAAAGGGTCTGTTTGGTGGCGGTTCCAAAGGCCCCGGCCAAGACGGTCTCAACGCTGCTATGGATTTCTCAACAGGCGCTGCGGCTGACGATGCGGCTGCAGGTGGACTCAGCACAGTTGATTCCGCGATTACTGATCTGCTCCCTGCCTTTGCGAATGGTGGGCAGATAGACGGTCCTGCTCTGATTGGTGAGAGAGGCCCTGAAGTCTGGACGCCTCCGGTTGCTGGTGGAACCGTCATTCCGAACAACAAACTGAACATTGGTGGCAGCACGGGTCACACGATCAACATCGACGCGACAGGCTCTACTGACCCTGCAGCAACTCAGGCAGCAGTGATGCGCGGTATCCAGGCAGCAGCCCCTCATATCTCTGCGAACACGCTCAATGCTCAACGGGATCAACAGAGACGGAAGCCAACATCAGCACGCACGCGCTAACAGCAACGCACACACACTAACAAACAACACCTAAGACACCCACCATGCTTATCCAAGCCTCTGGTGGGTGTGCTGTTTTAACAGCGAGAAAACATTGATATCTCTAATCGAACTGAACGGGAACACCGTTTCCGTTGTTACGTTACCTGTGTCTCCCGCGTTTGCGTCTGTCCAGTTGAATTTCAGTACTTCTGTTTCGGTGGTTGAGTCGGTATTTACAGGGCAGGTTCAGACACAGGTATGGCCCGGTGCGGATATGTGGTCTGGTACTGCCACCTATGCACCTCTCACACAAAAACAATTCAATCCGATCAAAGCTGCCCTCATGCAGATGCAGGGTATGTCCAATGCCTTTCAGATTGGCGATCCACTCGGGGCAACACCAGCGGGAACGGTGCAGGGAACCCCTGTTGTGGACGGATCTATTGCGGTCGTTGCCGGTGGAATCACTCTGTACGCTCGCGGCTTCACACCCTCACAGATCAATCTGCTATTGCCTGGTGATTATCTCCAGGTTGGGTATCGACTGCACACCGTTCTGGATGCAGTTATATCGGACAGCAATGGTAAGGCAGCCATCAACATCTGGCCCTCATTGCGTGAAGTGCCACAGGACGGCGAGGCAATAGTCACCACCAACCCTGTTGGTCTTTTCAGACTGGCTAAGAACCAGGGCACATGGAGCAGCGATTTCACGAAGCTCACCCATGTTTCATTTCCTTTCCAAGAATTTCGCTAGGAGTAGTTAATGCCTCGTCAACTTGATACAAGCATGGCTACGGCTATGACTACGGGCTCAGTCTCGCCTATTTTCATGGCGCAATTGAGCTTCAAAACTTCTCAGCAATATATCTGGACAGGGGTGGGAAATCTGGTATGGAGCGGCCTGACATTTACTGGCGTGGGCTCCTTCGCAAAGATTGGAACCATTTCCGAAGGCACTGATGTAACTGCCTATGGCACCACAGTGACCCTGAGCGGGATTGATCCTGTGTTCTTGGGGGATTCTCTCACAGAGATGGTCCCTGGGGCTCAGGCTACGTTATGGTTCGCTCTGATACAGAACGGCGTAATCATCGGCAATCCGTTTCAGATATTCGCAGGGACGATGGACAAACCCAT